AGAGTTTGAATCAAACTCAGTAAGCATTCTGCCTTGTCCACTCCAGTTTATTGTAGCAATTCCGTCAATATCAAAGTCAATTGATACAGAACTTACTACACAACCTTCAAGTTTATAAGTAGCATCGCCACCATCAGTAGCACTACCTAATTCAAAGTATAAATCAAATGTACCTAAAGCTGCAACCTCTGACTGTTCAAAATCAACAGTCATACTGGTATCAGTATTAGTAATACCACCAGTTCCATTCCATGCTGAAGCAGTTGAACTTGCTCCTATTGTAAAACTAGTATGTCCTACAAAGTATGCCCACAGTGCTTCTTCAACAGCATGTTGAGGGTTTCCAGAAATAGAAGCACTTGGCTCCCATACATTTCCAGACCCTGCTGGTACTGCTCCAAAAGGTCTCATGTAAGTAGAAAAACTCCACTCAACAGGAGCATAAGAATCTGTAAACATTTGTCTACTTCTTCTACTTTTACCATTTGAATCGGCCATCTCATTTAAAGTAATTTCACTTGTATTTGTAGCCTGAGAAAAACTAAATCCATCTAACACAGGTATCTCCCAACCAACAGCTGTACTGCCATTTTGTGTCAGAAAGACTTTCGTATCTCGACTAAAATAAAATTGATCTGCCATTATTTTCTCCTATTTAGTATTGAATCTCACAGATGACTTCTCCGACACCTAGAGGTTCCAATACTCCTTCATCTGTGTCTATACTCAGAATGGTCGTCTGAGTAGTAGACTGCTTTACGCCATTGGAGTCAAAATACTCTAGCGGATCATTATCCTCGAGTACTGCCTCCACGTCCTCAAGTAATTCTTCTAATCGAAAAATTACATCATCATCGCTATGCACATAACATCTTATTGTTACTTGCAAAAAACGAAATCTAAAATTTCCACTATTATATTCACGAGTTTCATTTCCTGCCCCTACGTGAATAGTTGGAAACTCTTGTACTTCGTCCCAAAACTTTAGTCGTCTATCTACTTTTGCGACTGCAGCTCGAAACGGAGTTTGTCCATTTATTTGTTCTAATTTATCACAGATAGCTTCTACTACTGCTCTTCTTCTTGTTGAATACGTTCTTCCTGTTGTTGCCATTATACTCTCTTAACAGTAAACCTTTCAATAGCTTGTTTTGTCATAATTTGTCTTATTGTTCCCCCAATTAATCTTCGAGGGTCTCTTAATGTACTTCCTTGTTGATTACCGGGTTCAAAAGTTTCATAAGGCTCTCTCATATAAGTATAGTCTAAATGTAGTCCGCCTCTTGGACGCTGTATAATATTAGTTACTCTAACTGAGTTTGCAAATCTTCCAGTTCTAAATCTGAGAGCTGGTTCAGTCATATTCATTGCTACTTGTGATGGTAGTATTGAATTTAACATATTTCTTAAAGATAATACATTATTTCGAGTAGTTTTAGGTTTAGCTTTACGTCTAGCGGTTGCTGTTCCTGCTATAACTCCACCAAATGTCTCTTTACTTTTAGTTTCTTTTAATTTTGCTTTACTTGCTGAAACTGTTGATCGTCTTCCTTTTTTAGTCTCTCTTTTTATACGTTCTGCTAATTTTTTATTTACCCTAAATCTCATATTTGGTTTAGTTTTATGTGGAAATAATTTTTGTATTGCTAATTTAGATGCTTGTAAAGTTAATTCATCAGTATAGTCAGGTGAATCACTAACCATATTATTTATTTGTTTTTTACTGAGTGTACCTAAACTATTAAGATATCTTCCAACAAGTGGTCCAAAATTTTTGGGGTCTACTAAGTCTTTAACCTCTTTTATTGTTTGTCTATCTGTACCACCTGTTTGATCACTTTCTGGAATAATAACAAGTTCTATTGCATGCTCTGCTTGGTAAGTAGTAGTACTTTTTCTTCTATCAACTTTTGTCTGATATTTGTATTGCAAAAAGTCTGCAAATACTCTACCAAATACATCCATTTTAAAATTTTTAGCTGTTAGTTTAAGAGCTTTTATTAATGCAGTATGTACATTTGTACCTCTTTGTCCAGGTGTTGGGTTGGTCACCATCTGTAATTGACTTTGTAGTGGACCTGATTTTGACTCAGTTGTGGCTCCATGTTCAGCTACGACTGTTGTACCTGGATAGTATGACCTTGCCCATGTTTTTATTACATCTCTTATACTTCTAACTATATTTGTAGACCAAGTTATTCTAGTTGTGCCATAGGGTCCTACTCTTCCTGTTGCTTCAATTTCATATCGTGTTTGACCAGGTAGTAGTTTAACCTGTTGTACACGCCAAGTTTGATTACTTCTTGGTGGTTTCTTTGACCATTTTTTTAATTCTTTACCTAAACTTACCCAAGTTTTTTGAATTAAGGGGTTACCCTTCTGTGATAATCCTTCTGCTTGAGCGACTTGTTGTCCGCCAGTTTCTGGGTGAGTACCTTTAGTTATAGACTTTATAATAGTATCTTCCCACTCATCAAAATTTAATACTATTTTAGCTTTTGTTATATTTGCAGAACTTCTTTGTTTTATAAATTTATCAAAGTCTTTTAAAAATTTTTTTCTTTTTGCTAAAGCCATTAAATAATCACTCGATATAAGTCAAGTACTCTTTTTATATGGTCTGGAAAATCAGTACTATTCCTTAAACTTGCAGTTCCTTGATTCTGTAAAGTTGCTCCACCAAGGGTCTGTCTTTCTTTATGCTCGTCTTTTAAATAATAAGTTACTAAATCAAATAGTGCAAGCTCTAAATCTTTTGGAGTTGCTGAATATCCTGCAGTATAAACTACTTCAACTGCTCCAAAACCTTTTAGAAAAGATTTTTCTATTCCACTTGAATTTATTCGGTGAATACTATCTGATGTTGTTTCAATAAAATAATCAGTATTATTTGTAAGTGTAGTATAACTATCACTTGGACTACTTCGTTCTTTAACTGAAGTTACGGACACTAGTGGTGTTTCACTTAAAACTATTACTGATGTATTATTATCTATTATATTAAATGTTTCTGTTTTTGCACTACTAAAGTTATCAATAAATGATGTTCCACAATATTTTTTAACTAAGTCAGAAACTTGAGGTACTATGATAGCTAAACGATCATCATTGTTATCGCCTCTCATACCCTCTGCGTCTTTGTATTCTTGTACTGTTATTAAGTATGCCATAATTTAAATAAATGGGGCGATAGGCTCGCCCCAAGCCTATTAGCTAAATATTAGCTAGATTTGTAACTTCTGATGTGAACAGATGTTGCACCGTCGATTAAGTCGATGAAACCAAGTCTTTGTGAAGCCACTAAGACTCTTCTTTGGTTTGCTACTTCGTAATCAGATTCTAAGGTAACACCTCTCAATCTTGGCATTACATAGTTTCTTGCATAAAGTGCTACAGCGTGTACTTTACTTACTGCAGGTGTTGCGAATTCATCACAAAGGATAACTCTTGAACCGAACACTTGTCCGATTTCACCTGATAGCTTAGTTGCCATATCGCCAACTAGGTTAGCATCTTGGAACTCAGCATCACTTAGTAAGTTGAAATACTCTTGTTGGTTTACAATGTAAACAACCTCTGATGGATTTACACCGTATTTACCCATATTCTTTCTCATATCAAGTAAGTTAGCTGCTGTTAAAGACTCACTTGCAAATGCAACAGTTGATGCAGTTGCGTGTGTACCAGAACTGTCATCTTGTGCGGCTTTTTGAATTAAGCCTTCAAATGCTCCTGATGAGAATACACCGTTAGCAGAGTTGTTACCTGCTAGGATAGCATTTTCAATTGCTCTTGCATGTGATCTTACCATTGATTCCCTAATTAAAGGAAGTATTGGTAAAATTGCATCTTCTTCAGTTTCATTACCTAAGAATGACTGAGAAATTAATTTTACTGTAGAAAGAGTTCTTTCTGTTAAATCAATACCACCTGCTGAACCAGGGTTATATGCGTCACCTCTTTCTGCCAAGTTACCATGTGGTGATGAACCACTAGCTGTTTGGCTAGATGTGAATTCTGCATATCCTGAATCTGGTAATATTGGAATGATTTGATTCGCAGAAGTCATTTGTATTTCTCTAAATAGAGGTGCTAATACTAATTCATTCTGAATATCTCTTTCAATATTTGTAGAAACTACTTGTTCAAAGTCTGCTGAAGAAACACCGACACCTGAGTGTGCGTTTACTTTCTCCATTACGCTCTTGGCATAGTCATTTTCAAAACCTTTACCAGTTGCAAGACCCATAAACTTAGCGTCTATAATGTCATTTTCAAAAGCTTTTTTCCAGTCACCTTGTCCGTTTCTGTCTGAGAAAACTCTTTTTGACTCTCTGATATTCATGATTTCATCAGATTTTTCTGCTAAAGTTTTTTCAAGTTCTTTAACAACTGCTTCTAAATCTTCATGCTTTTCATTGACTCTAGTTTCAACATCAGACATAAGCTTTTCGGCTCCTGATATTCCAGCTTCAATAACTGCTTTCTGTTCTTCCTGTTTTGCTTCGACTTCTGCCTCTACTTGAGCAGCCTTTTCAGCAGCTTCAAGTGCTGCTTTTTCTTCTGCCGCTTTTGTTTCAGCTTGTTTCATTGCAAGTGATGCAGCTGTTTCTTTAGCTACGTCTTTTGCAAATTTGCTTAAATCAAAGCCTTCAGGAGTCTTCATTTCGTCGCTCATGCGATTCTCCTTAATTTTGGCTTGCGCCACTTTAGACTGCTCTGTTTCTTCAGTCTTCACTGAGTCCACTGAGTTAGTCTCAACAAAAGATTGTTTGAACTTTTCATATTCTTCCATTGTATCAAATGATTTTGCAAGTGAGAACGTAGCTCCCTGATTGCAAGGCACTGATACTACAGAAACTTCAAAAAGTTCAGCATCTTTGATTCTTAATCCGCCTGTTTCAGAAATATGATCGCAGTCTTTTACTTTAAAGCCTACAGAAAATGCTCCTAAAACACCGTCTTTGATTAATTCTTTTATGTCTCCAGCCGCTTTTGATATTTTGGCTGTAAACTCTAATCCATTATCAACAGTTTTGATGCTTTTCGCTCTGCCGATTGGTTTTTCATGATTGTGATTATAAAGAACAATCGGATTGTTTAGATAGTTATCTATTCCACCTTTTGTCCATGCTTCAACTTCAATTACATCTCCTGCTCTATCAGTTGAATTTGTACTAGCAAGACCTTTTATTTCAATACTTCCGTCATCTTGCTCACCAATCATTTTGAAAGTATTTGTCCAGTTAAAAATCTTATTTGACATCTTTTTTAACCTTTTTCTCAGCAGATTTTTTAACTGATGCTTTCTTTCCTATATCAGGATAATGGTTTTTTACCATAAGCATCATTCTGCTCCATGAATTAAAATTCCTTTTTACAAGTTGTGACCTCATTGGTCTATCTTCTTGTTCGTCATACTCTTTTAGGTCAAGTACTTTTCCTTTTTTTGTAAAATACTCTCCTAATTGGTCTATCATCTTCTTTTTGTTCATATTTATTCTTCCTCATCTTCCGCTGGCCGCCCGCCTTCTTCTGGGTTTGCAGCTGAACCTGCGATATTTGCAGGAATTCTTGGTGTATCAAATCCTTCGACTGTTTCAAGATTTAAACTCTCCCTTGCCTCGTTAGGAGTCATAATACCTGTATTAACTAGAGAAGCATAATAAGATGCTTGGTCTCTTAACTCTGGTTGTAATGCAGGTACTCCTGTAACATCTTCTACCAGTTTAAATCCGAAAAATCTTTCATATGCTTTCATTAGTTTTTTAACTATAGGTAGTATAGTTTCTAAATAATATAATCTTTGATTTGGTCGAATATTTGCATTATTACCACTATCCATAAGAATAGGTGGAACTCCTAATGCCTCAAGAATAATTTTCTCATTTGATCTAATTGCTTCTTGAAAATCTAACTCTTTGAAATTGACTTCTGTTAAGTTATCAACTTCTAGTCCGCCATCTAAAAATAATGGTCTTCTACCTCCAGTACTTGGATTATATCTTGCAACCCAAGCCTGTAACATTCTATCTTTAATTTTTTCTGATAGAGTGTTTGGTGACTTTAATACTAATCCAGGAACTGCTCCATTCTTAAAAAAGTTATCCTGGAAGTTTCTCATATTCACTAATAATTGCATAGTTCTATGTGCAGGTTTTAATCTTGGCACACCTCTATAAATAGAGTGAAAACTATTTTCTTTTATGTGAATAATTTCACTAGTAGAATATTCAATACTATTATCATACACAAATTTATTAATGTATGTAGTTTCATCAGTTTCAATATCTATCTTCTCTGCTGGAAGATGATACATATGCTGACCATCAAAGTACACAAAAATATTTCCATCTATTAGTAAATCAATTAGTAAGTTTCTTCTGAATGTACTAATATCTTGAAATGGATTTGGTTCTTTATTTAGTAATAAATCTACTCTTGTTCTTCTAATATTTCTATAAACGGGACTTGAGCCAGGAATCTGGTCTTGGACTAAGAAAGGAATGTCTGAGCAAGCATCAACTATCATATTGACAGCACGATGGACTACTTCCAACTGCTCGTAGGCATTTCTATAACTTAAAACATTTTCTCTGGACTCAATGTTAAACCCTTCATTTCTTGCTATTACATATTGAGAGGGATTTAACTTTTCCTCGTCTGATTCAGCATTTCTGCCTAAAATAAAATCATACCATGCCATGTTTTTCTCTTTGTATTTCTACCCATCTTTGCTGTTTCTCAGCAGTTATTAACTTCGGTCTCTTGCCATATATAGAATGTAGTTTTAAATGATGTTTGTGACAAAGTGTAACTGTTTTATTATAAATTTCATCTTTGTATTCATCAATAAACCTTTCACGCAACTTCATAATGCTACTTTCGTCATGGATTTCTAGATTATTATCTGCTATCCATTTTTCAAGCAACTCTGTAAGTCCATAAAAATGATGGAAATCGAGTTCCTGTCTTGAACCGCAAATGTAACAGGTATCATGTTTCTCGTACTGAGATTTTGCCTTGTCTCTTACGTATTTAACTAAATCTCTTTTTAGTGTCATTTCTATTCTTATATGCTAATTGTACCAGACTTTTGAGCTAAAGTCAAGTATTATTTTTTCTAGGTTTCATCAAAACGTAGTCATGCTAGTTTCAAATGAGTAAAGACCGTATCGTAGTGCATCAGCCATATGTGATGCCGCATTATGTTTTGGTTTCTCTTTTAATAAATTAGGGTTTGGATCCCATTGATACTGGTCAAGTGCCCAAATAGTTTCTTTACAGTTAGAGTGTACTATTAAATTATCGTTATCTACAACTCCCGCTACATGACCGATTCCATCTAACACAGATTTTTTAGCATTAATAGTGCTAATATCATAGTTTTGAGCAAAGTCATAACGAGTTTGCTGTGCAGCAGAGTCAATATAAATATAATCTATATCCCACTTATCTATCATTTTTCTTATTTCTACTGCATGTTGTTCAGTAGTTCTCTCACTATCTAAGTATTCATCTAATATATAATATTTATTAGTATCCCAGTCATACCCTATCACTACAAATGCAGTAGGGTCTTTATATCCTACGTCCATTCCTGCAAATATATCCATTCTTTTTGTTTCATATTCTGATAAATCTTCTATACATTTTTCATGGTCAAATGTCCATATTTGTCCTTCAAATACATTAAAGTCTGCCATATATTCTTGATTAAATTCTGCCTCTGACATTGTCTTTTTTGCTTCAGCAATATCTGCCTCAGACAATCTAGGATTTTCATGATAAGTTGCTTTTAGAGATGCCCACTCAGGAAACTCATTACTAAATCCTCTATAATAAAACTCAGCAAACCAATTATTTCTTCCACGAGGAGTAGAAATAAAAAGTGCTTTTGCATTTTGTTTATCTAGTGTAGGTCTTAGTGCAACATTAAAAGCATCTTTGCCATCAACGAGTGCTGCTTCATCAAATATAATTAAGTCATAACTTCTACCAACAACTGAATCAACCTGATTGATTGACCCCATACGAATAGTAGAATTATTACTGAGTTCTATAACTTTATCTTTTGCATTGTCACGAATCACCTCTAAATCAAAGTGTTTAATTAATTGTCTTTGTAAATCAAAAGATATTTGGGATAGTGCATAGTTTGGTGACATAAGTAATATATGTGAATTTGGTACAAGTGATACCAACTGTCCTAGTATATTTGCGATATATGTTTTTCCCTGTCTTCGAGAAACAGCAGCACATACAAAACGATACTTAGGATTATTAAGTGCATTTATGATACCTGTTTGTGCTGAGTTAGGTTCAATACCTAGTAATTCTAGGTATCCTTCAATGGGCAGTTTCACAAATCTATCTTCTGAAAACTGCATAAGGGAATCTGATAATATATCTTTTCTTGAGAGTTCTATCATTTAGTGTATTGTTACGGTTTCAAACATTTCATTGTCTGGTTCTTCAAAATAATCTTCTTTTTCACATAAAGTTTTTAAATATATAAATCCTGCACACAAGTCTGCTAATTGCTGTTCTTTTGTACTTAAATCAGTCTTTTTATTTAAATACTTTAACATAGTTTCACTTTTAAATAAAAGGTCATCTATCCATATATCTCTAGTATTTTTCTTATGAATACTCATTTTCTTCTTTTTAGTCCTTTAACGTGTTTTTGGGATTTAGGTGGTAATTTTGTACTACCACCAGGGCCTGCCCATAAAAATTTATCAGCCCAAAATGCTGGTGAAGATTTTCCTTTAGCAATATTTCTTCTATGTCTTGCTTTGAAACTTCTTCGAGCTTCAGGGCTATAGTTATGTCCCATGCCCTGCGCTCCAAAACGAATAATTTTTAATTTATCGTTTATTTCAACTGCGACAACAGCTTTCTTAGTTTTATGCCTAGGAGTAAACTTAGGTTTATTTAACCTAGTTAATCCAGCTCTTCTCATTCTAGCTTTTTCTGCTTTTGTGAGTGCCATTTATCTTCTTCTGCCTGGAAACCTAGCTCTTGGTGGATTTGTTGTTTTACCAAATCTTGGTCCAATAGCTTTTGCTGTTGTTCCATATCTAAATGCCTCAATACCATTTGGATTTTTAGTATTAACTAAAGCTCCTGCTGCTGCATTCATATCTCTTGTAACTCCTCTTTGAAGTTTATGTTTTCGAATCTTCTGTGTGTTGTGAACACCAGTAGGTCCGCTTAAAAAACCGCCTTGTCTAGCCATTTTTCTTCTTCCTTATCGCATTCTCATATGCTTTATGAGAACTACCTGGCATAAAAACTTTTTT